TCAACGTCAATGGTCTACAGAACAGCGTGAAGCGTCTCAAAAATACAATACTGCGGAAGCTCAAATGAACAGAGACTTTCAGGAACGTATGAGTTCAACTGCTGTCCAACGTGCAGCAGCAGATTATGAAAAAGCAGGACTTAATAGAATATTGGCTGTCCCAGGCGGATCTTCTACTCCGTCTGGGGCTACTGCCTCGTCAAGTTCTGGCTCTGGGTCCGCTGCTCATGCACCAGGTAGTATGCCTTCACGTGGCCTATTTGAACTTGCTTCTAATTCTCTTGAGGCGAAACGTTTGAAAAAAGATGTTGCTTTGGCTGATAAAGATTTATCACTTAAGGATGCTGAAATAGCCACTCAACGCAGTATTGCTAATCTTAATTATGCTAATGCTAACAGCGTAAGGCGTGCAATACCTGGCGTTGATGCTGAATCTTTACGTAAGAAAAACATATCAGAACATGGTACATTGTCTGATAAAATAGGTATCTTTGGTACCAATGCTTTAAGCTCTTTGTATGAGCGTATTAGGCAAGGAAGTAAAGATTTCAAACGTAATTTAAATGACTGGGAAGAACCACAAAATTATCGTGGATGGAAACACTAAAGGAGAATAAAAATGTCAATGCTTCCTCAATTAACACAAATTAAGTGTGGAGAAGGAAAAACAAAACAGAAAACTGGTATGGAACACGACATAAATAAACTTGTCGCTAAATTTAAAAAGACGGGCCAGATGCCTTCACTTCAATTTGATGGTGTCAAACTCACCGAAGGTGAGAATGTCATCGACTTAACGCAGATTGGAGACTTCCAGGACTGCCAAAATAGGATTGCTCACGCAAACGAAGAATTTCATCGGTTGCCATCGCAACTCCGTCGCAGATTTAATAACTCTGCGGAACAATATTCAGACTTTATGGCTGATATAAAAAATAACATTGCCGAAGCTGAAAAGCTCGGCATAGTAACTGTAACAAAAATAAATGAGCCTAAGCCTGAACTAAAAACCGATACGACTAAATAAACTACTGTAATAAAAAGGACTAATAATATGCTAAAACCAATACAAATACTAAAAATAATCATAAAAATTGTCCTAATACTACCAATAATTAAACATGGCGTACAATCGGTTATACAGGCCTATAAGGCTCAAAATGACCAGGATGATCTGATTTAAAAAATAATTGAACCTATGCCCATTGCCGTTCGTTAAAACACCAAGCGAAGCGCGGTAGCGTCCCCTTTGGGGAATGAGGGGAGTTTAAAAGGTGCTGTGATAGCGAGGTTCACAGGTAAATGAGAGTCAAAGAAAATCTTACAGCCTTTTATATCTCCTATTGGAGTAAAAATGTTTACAAAAATTGATAATCTAATAGAAAAACTATGGGGAAAAGCGGAAGCGACCATAGAATCTACATCACTGCTTGAAGCGGTGATGTCGGGCACCTTATACTATCTTGATAATAAGGTGCCCACTGACACCAAAACAGAAGGAGGTGAACAACTATGTCTAAAACTCGAAGAAAAATGAGCAGGAAACGCTCTCAAAGGATGTTTAAGAAGTCTGCTGGTGCTTCTAAGTTCAATGTAGCTCCTCCGCTTATGCGTGGCGGAGTAAGGCTGTAATGCCATGTTACAAACCGTTGCAGGGTTGGTACAGTGTAGATGGTGAAACCCAGGGTAAGGTGGTATTCAATCGCCTCCCTGGAAGCCTGTATATAGAAACTCCGCTTCCTTGTGGCAAATGCCTCGGTTGTCGCATGGAAAATGCTCGGAATTGGGCTATACGGTGTATGCACGAGGCGGAATTGCATGAAGATAATTGCATGGTAACACTCACTTATGATGAGGAACACATACCTAAAGGTGGTGGCCTGAAACCTGATGACGTTTCACTTTGGATGAAACGACTACGTAAAAACTTTCCTGAACGGAAAATAAAATTTTTCCTTGCAGGAGAATATGGTGAACAGTTAAAAAGACCTCATTATCATGTATTACTCTTTGATATTGATTTTCGTCCCGAATTTGTGTATAATGAAACAGACACAAGACCTTCACTCGATGAATTAAGAGCAACTTGGCCTTACGGCCATGTCCATGTAGCTCCATTAACATTCGAGACTGCATCATATGTCGCTCGTTATTGTCTCAAGAAACAGGAGACAGAGAATGATTATCTCAACAAAGAAACTGGCGAAATACTTCAAAAAGAATTTACTCGAATGTCCCGCCGTCCAGGAATTGCCAATAAGTGGATTCAAACAAATCTATCAGACACTTACAAAGATGATACCGTTATGTTGTCAGGAAGAAAATCGAGACCGCCTCGGTACTATGATAAAGTTGTCATCAAAACTTCGGGAGAAAATGCTCTCGAAAAAATTAAACGCAAACGAATTGAGGAATCGTTTGCACGTCGAGAAAACAACACACCTGCTCGCCTTGCAGTTAAAGAGAAAATCGCAACAGCAAAAAAAAATCTATTAAAACGGAGTTATGAAAATGCTTAAGAAATTGTTTAGCGTGTACGACGTAAAGACTGGAAGCTATGGTTCGGTTATGGTACTTCTTTCCGTCGGCGAAGCTCTGCGAGTAATGCAGGATACTGTAAATGCTAATGATAATATAATCGCTAAACATCCAGCCGATTTTCGGCTTGACTGTCTCGGAGAAATAGATATGGTAACAGGAAAAATAGAATCTACTACGCCCCAACATATTGTTGACATTGCTCAACTGATTGTCGAGGCAAAAGGAGTAAAATAATGCAATCCGCACAGCAGCATAATTTCTCTATTGTACCGTCGGTAAAAACTACAAGAACAAGATTTAAGAGGGACAGTGCCTATCATACGAGTTTCGATGCCGGCTGGATCGTGCCCTTCTTCTGCGATGAAATCATACCTGGGGACAGTATGAAAATTAACACGACACATTTCGCACGTCTCGCTACACCGATTAAACCCATAATGGATAATCTATATCTTGATGTCCATTATTTCTTTTGTCCGAATCGTTTAGTCTGGCCTAATTGGGTAAAACTCCAGGGAGAACGTGATGCCGTTGATGATGATATTGATTATACCGTTCCTGAAATGACTGCAACAGCAACAACAGGATATGCTATCGGTAGTCTTTATGACTATTTCGGCTTACCGACTGGTGTGCCTGACTATAAGCATAGTGCTTTGCCTATACGTATGTATTATGAAATTTATAATAACTGGTATCGTCCGCAGGATGTAATTGATTCTCTTACTGTTGATAAAGATGATGCTGACAGTGATCCAGCAGATTACACATTGCAGCGTAGAGCAAAACGGCATGATTACTTTACGTCTGGGCTTCCGTATCCCCAGAAAGGAGATGATGTCCTTTTGCCACTTGGCCAGGATGCACCAGTTCTTGGTATCGGTAAAGAAAATCAAGTATTTCCTTCTCCAAATGTAACTGTTTATGAAGGTGATGCAACCAGAGTTTATGCAAATGCCGTCGAAATAAATGACGCTGCTGCAAATAGTTCATTTTTTGTCGAAGGATCTGCTTCTACTGGTGGTTATCCTCGTATTAGAGCTGACCTTACAAATGCAACTTCTGCAACAATAAATGCAATACGTGAAGCGTTTCAAACTCAACGTTTGTTGGAACGTGATGCACGTTCAGGGTCTCGTTATCCAGAAATATTGCGTAGTCAGTACGGTGTAACTGACCCTTCTTATGCTGTTTTGCAACGTCCAGTTTATCTTGGTGGAGGCACTGCTCGTGTAAACATTTCACCAGTACAGCAGACAGGAGCAACTGGAGCAACTGGTACACCTCAAGGGAACCTTGCTGGCATGGGAACTTGTTCTGGCCAGACTGGATTTATAAAATCCTTCACCGAGCACGGATACGTAATCGGCGTTTTCAGTTTAAGGTCCGATATGAATTATCAACAAGGCCTCGAGCGTCACTGGTCTAAGTTAACTCGTTATGACTTTTACTTGCCAGTGTTCGCTAATCTTGGAGAACAGGCTATATTGACGAAAGAACTTTATTGTCAATCGCCTACGGTCGATACAGGTTCAACTGGTACTCCTGATAATGAAAAAATCTTTGCTTATCAAGAAAGATTTGCTGAGTATCGTTATAAACCGTCAAAGATTACTGGATTGTTTAGATCAACTGCTGCAAATAGTCTTGAGGTCTGGCACGTTGCCCAGGAATTCTCTTCATTGCCTACTCTTGATCAGACATTCATTGAAGAAAATCCTCCGATTGACAGAGTAATAGCGGTTCCTGCTGAACCTCATATGTTGATTGACATGCTGATAGAAAATGAATCAACACGCATTCTGCCTGCGTACAGCGTGCCTGGTCTTATTGACCACTTGTAAGGAGATATTATGGGAATTGACTTAAATCCACTTAGTTTTATATCTGACTTAGTTGGAACTGCTGTTGACGCAAGGGAAAACGGTCTTAATCGTGATTTTAATCGTGATGAATCCGCAAATCAACGTCAATGGTCTACAGAACAGCGTGAAGCGTCTCAAAAATACAATACTGCGGAAGCTCAAATGAACAGAGACTTTCAGGAACGTATGAGTTCAACTGCTGTCCAACGTGCAGCAGCA